TTCTGCGGTGTTGTTCACAAAGCTGGATTTTTCGTGGATGCGGTTGCCGACGCTATCGCCGCGATGCGTGCTGATCTGGCCCATGGCAGACCACACGCCCCAGCCGGCAAGCAAGGTGATGAGCAGGAAGGCTTTGCGCTTGGCCCCGGCCTGGTGCTCTGGATCGAGGAACCTGCGGCCGATCGCAAGCATGGCCAGCGTGCCGGCAATGGCAATACCGGCGATGCCGAGGGCGATTTGACCGCCCGGCGTCTTAGCCATTTGGCTGTTGAACGCCCAATTGAAATAGGCGTCCACGGCGAACAAGCTCAGCGAGCCGAGGATGACGCCATCCCCGAACCAAACCCGAGGCGGGCGGGACTTAGCCCAGCGGGCGAGTGATTTGGTCATGCTCATGGTCTGGTCCTTTACGGGGTGAGAGGACGCAGGATGGGGCGGGTCGGGAAGTCTTGATTTTCAACCCAGCGAGAACACGCGACACACGCGAGGCAGACAAGGATTGCAGTCGTGAGCGCATGCGCTGTGCGAGACATTTTGGCGTTGTTATTTCAGGAAGAAATAGGTTCCGGCGAAGCATATTGCGATTTCCGCCGCCGTTTTTGCGTCGATGTTGAAGCCCGAAAACGCGAGCTTCCAAATGGCAAAGCCGCCCATGACAAGGGCGAGAAGGGCAAGGGCTGCTTTGATCAGTCCAATGATCTGGGAAGAAAGCTGTTCAGCGCTCATTCGGTTTCCATACGAGTTGGCAAGCGACGATATGGATGCACATAAAAGTAACGATAGCGGCGGTCATGCGAGTTTCTGAGCTAAGAGAACGGCAAACGTGACGACTGCAGATGCTGCGAGGGCGGCGGCAATCAAAGGTCCTGCTATTTCCGCTTTCATGCCGCGATTTTCTCGCAGTCCTAGAGTATACCCTGACAGCAGGTTGGTTGAGCGGGTCGTGTGCGCTGACTGGTTGGAGCGCCACGGAGGCAGTCCCGCTGTCAGGGGTTCGTGAGTTTGGTGAGTTGTGTTGCGTAGTAACGGCCCGTCTGGAGCAATGCTCTAGCGGGCCGTCTTAGCTTTCGAGGCGCTATAAGGGCTTTATGCGGAACGAACTTTTCGGAAATTCCGAATGGTTCCGCTGGGGCGCCGCACTGATCTCTCCACGCAGACAAGATCAGGGGAAGGGGTTCTAGGCGCTCATCCTACTGCCTATAGAGCACAATTTGGCCACAGACACAAGCCTTAGCCGTAGTCAATAGCTTTGAGGATATTCGATTGGTGCACTTTTGTTGTTGATGGTTTCCCGAACAGGGACACCGTGACATCCCAGAAGCCTTTGCCTCTGTCTCTTGCGATGTGCGCCGCGAGTTCCGCAAGCGGGCCGCGTTTGACTTTGACGGCTTCACCTATTGCGAATTTCTTGACCCGAGCGGCGTTCGGACGGACGCGGCCAACGCGGATAAGCCCGGCAATGTCCTGCGACCGTGCGGGCCCGACGTTTTTATGTACGTAGACGGCATCGTATGGCTTGGCACCTGCGAAGATGTAGCCGGGCGCAACTGGCACCTTGCGAACGATGCGCTTGCGGGTGGGACCGATAAAGAAATCCTTTGGCTCGAGCGGGACGTGAGACCGAATGTCGGCTCTGGCCATCTCCTGCTTGGCCTTTCGCCACTGGTTGGACTGCGTGCGGTAGGAGTTCAGTAAGGTGCTCATGGTGCCTCGTGAGGCTATACGCGCACGGTTATTTCTTTTCAGGTATCAAGTAGTTCCGTTCTGTTGATGCGGGCGGCTTCCATCCGTCTGGGAATATTGCTCGATACGCGGCGTTGAGTTCTTTCACGATGCAATAGGGGTCTCGGTCGATCTCGGCATATCCGCCGCCCATGCCTCGGAAAATGGATGCTTCTTCGCCAATGCGATGAAGTGCTTTTCGCAGCCTATCGTTGTCGGCTTTCAAGGCGTTGAGCTGAGACCAAGGCCAAATGCTCATGTCGTTTTCCTCTGCGCTGCCTTCCAAGCCTTCTCTTGCCTTGCCGCTGCTTTGTGCTTGCCCTTGGCGATGGATTTCGGAACGCGGGAAGGCTTCGGCTTAGGCTTGCCTTGCTTATCCAGCACAATCACGTGTTTCTTTCTGGACATTCTTCCACCTGTTTTTAGGTAGCGTCTTCTGCGCGATAGCTTCTGCTATCGAGTAGCCTCCTATTGTAAGTCTGTAGTATAGCGCAGTGTAACTTATTCCTGTTCTATCGGCCCACTGCGCTACAGTCAGAGTCAATCCGTTCAGAGAATAGGTTTTGTTTTTGCTTGTATTATTAGCTTGCACTTTTGCGAGCGCCCATATGCAGTTTCCAGGCTCATATCCAACGTTGTTGTTGATGCGTTCTATTGAATGTTGCTTAGATGGACGAGGCCCCATGTCCTTGTAGAACGCCGGAAAATCATCTTTCCATCGATCGCAAATCGACACCCCTTTAGCGCCGTACTTGCAATACTTTGGGTTATTCTTGTTTAGAGTTCTAGACTTTATTCCTTTCCATAGCTTGTACTCGGGCAGTTTAGACATGCCGTGCGTGCGGAAATTTATTTCCGCTTGAGACATTCGCCCAGCACACGACCTACTGCAAACAACTACAGTCTTTTTCTTAGGAACAAACTGTATGCCGCATACCTTGCATGACTTGTGATCGATGACGTGCTTGCCTCTCATGGCCGCCTCCTCAAATGCTCGGGCAATTAGAAAGTCGAGCTGCGTAAAGATCATGCGCGCACCAGCGTTTCGGGGAACATGTCGGGCGTTTCGGAGCAGCGATAGGTCGGGCAGCTATAGCCGCCGACAATCAAGGCAACCTTTGCTTCGGGATCGATTTTCAGTTCTCCGCGCTTGATGCGGTCGCGGACGTAGCTCTGTGAGCGGCCAACCGACTCTGCGTACTGCCGCACGGTGCAAGGAAACTGGACATCATTCCTCATTTCTTGCCTCCTTTGAATTGATCGCAAGCCTTGGTGGACGCAGACACGTAGCTGTCAGATCGGTGACTGCTTGAGCAGCGGCACACGCCAGCGCGTATCCAGCCGCATTTCCCGCAGGTGGGTTTGCTCATTTCGGTGCTCCTGGCTTTGTCCAAACGAGCATCACGAAGCGGCCTTCGTAGGCGTGAACCTTCCAGCCCATCGCGAGATATTCGGACAGCATGTCAGGAGTGACGCGCTTGTGGAGATGGTTCGCCGGGGGATGGGTCATGCGGCCTCCTCGTCGCCAAGGATCTCGTAGCCAACACGGCCGACGCTGAACTTGTTAAGGCGCGGATCCAGATGCAGTTCGCAGAGTGTGGGCTTGCCCATCGTCTCGTGATCTTTGAGCTTGTCGATGTGAAGCAACGTCGGGCCGTCGAGGTTGCGCCAGAGGCAGAGGCCGATGTCTGCCTTGTTGCCCCAATGCGCCGTATCCGCGCCGTCGTTGAGCGTAAGCAGGCCCTTTTTCTGCAGCCGCTTTGCAACGCCAGCCTTCGGAGGATGAGCACAGACGATCATCAGCAGGTTGTAATCGTCGGCTAGGGCTTTCAGGTTCATGATGAACCGGCCCATGTAGTCGGTTTTGCTCTCGCCCTTGGGGACCTGATGATCGATCTCGTTGACGGGATCGATGCAAACAACGCGGATCCCATGCACCCGAGCGGCAAACTCGATCCGGTTCAACAGGCGATCCATATCGAGCGTGACGCGCCGCGGCCGGCGCAGGAACCGAAAGCCCTTGCGCATCTCAACGTCGGCCTTGCCCACGTCCTCGTCGGTCCAGAACTCCATCGGCTTGCCGATCAGATGCCGGCGCAGGTCGCGCTGATAGCGAGGCTTTACCCGCTCCTCGAATGACGTGATAAGGCAGCGCCAGCCGTGCTTGCGCCAGAGGTTGACGAGAAGCTGGCGCAGGAACACGGACTTGCCGGATCCGTAAGGCCCGATCACCGGCATGAAAGCCGGAAGCACCAAACGCCAGCCGTGATAGTCCAGCGCGTGAAAGCCGGTCTCGTAAACCTGCTCTGGCTCCGGATCCGGAATGTCGTCGATCGAGGCGATTTCGTCCGTCCACATCGGGCGGGCGGTTTGGATCGCGTTCGCGAGCGCCGTGG